TTACGCCGTTCCGACATTGACCAGAAAAACCATATCCGTCGCCCGCGTCAGCGCCACATAGCAAAGCTGCTGCGTTTCAAGAGGGTTTCCTCCTGACCTGCGCCGAATATCACCCAGATCAACAAAGACGTTCCTGAACGTACTTCCCTGAGACGTATGCACCGTCATGGCATAAACAGCCTGCAGGTTCAGCAATGCACTCTGAAACGCAAACCGATGCTGCCAACGCTTGCGTTCCTGCCTGGCTTCCTGAACAAGCCGGCGCTCTACAGCCTGAAGTTGCCGCTCATCCTGAACCAGATGAGCCGTAATTTCTTCTCCAGCCATCGTCAGCACAGTCAGCTCCCAGGATGGAATATCCGTAGACCAGGCCGCCACAGAGCCGCAGGCTTCAAACCGGTACGACAGGCGAGACGCCTGAATATCCATCACCAGCACTTCTTCATTCGTCGCAATCTGCTGACGATTTTTATCTTCATTCTGCCGACTGAACGGTGCCCGCGCGACGGCACGCTCCCCTGGCATGAACGGCATTTCGATATGGTCTCCATATCGCCACCGCCGAACCATCTGATTAACCTGATGCACCCGATGATTCGTCCAGCAAAGATACCGGAAACTATCGTTATCCGCGTCAAAAGCATCGGACGTAAACGCCTTGCGCATCCAGCTTTCCACATCCTTCGGGATGAACAGGCCGGATGAGTCGCGGCGTGCGTCCTGCACCCAACTCCAGTCCACAGAGCCACCCTGGCTTTGGCGAATGACAGTCGCTGCCTCAAGAATGGGGTTGCCTGCCGCCTGTCGAACAACCGTCTCAAGATGCGATCTGGACGGAACAGAGAAGGAGGGAGACGCCTCTTCCCCCACCGGCGGAAGCTGCGCCGGATCGCCTACAAACAGGACAAAACAGTATTTCAGAAGATCCCGGATCCATCCCATGAGTTCCCGTGAAATCATGGAACATTCATCTACAATCACCACACCATCAGGAATGGTCTGTGGCCGCTTGGCCCTCACAAGCGTTGTCTGCCCACCCTGTGTCGAAGGCTGCAAACCCAGATGACTCTGGATAGTCCGGCATTCAACATCCTTGTCCACCTTGGCCCGCAAAACAGCGGTCGCTTTATGCGTCGGCGCGGTAATAACCGTCACAACCTTCAACCGCAGGAAATGCCGCGCCACTTCCTGCATCAACGTCGTTTTCCCGCTTCCTGCATAACCAGTCAGCAAATGGGTTGGCCGCCCCTCAGCGTGCACCTTGATGATTTCGTCGAGTGCAGTTTTCTGGGAAAGAGTAAGCGTCACCATACCTCACTCCTTCCCACACTCTGACCAGGCGTACCACCAGAACAATGGCCAAGACAGGCAGAAACATCTCCTGAGCACACGGCTTAAGAGAAGCGCCAGCTATATTATTTTTTGCATTTTGGAAGAGTTGGTGAACCGGCTGGGAATAGATAATCCTATAAAAAACAATAACTTGGACTGTCTAACCCTTTCCGCCTAGTGACCAAGAATCAATGACTTAGAGCGCCTTTGTCAAACCTTTCGAGGCGACAAGGGCGGCCTCTATATCCCGTAGAATCAAAATTCTCATACGGCAGTGGAGAACGTCCGCCCCCCCCTTTATTCCCTTCAAAGGTTAAGGAGGAATGATGTCATGGCTTTCCTGCATGGGGCCGAAATAATTGAAGAAAGCGAAACAAGTTCTTCCTCATCCGAAAATGGGAATTTTATCCCAAGCCTAACAGGTTACGACAGTAACGGAGGCGTCGTCATGCTTGGCGGCTCCGTATTGGGTCACGGAATTATAAATAATTTTGGCGTTGCCTGTATTGTTCCGGGAACGCCTTCACCATCAGAAATCGACGTAAACGGTTCTGTATTGATTTTTAACAAGGAATAATATGCCGGGAATTGGCAATCCATGGTTTGAAACCATGCGCGGAAGCGTGACAGAAGCGACCGCGACATATATTTCACCTGCCGCGAATATTCCTGTTTCCCCTACGATGGGAAGCATTGGCCTGAACGCAGAAACCGCCCTGCTTAAGTCTTCTGCCGCAGTGGAGACAGCGCAGGAAGCCAAGAACGCTATCATCCAGTTCGGCGACAAGTTCCTTCCGCTGTCTGCGATTGGACAGCCGAGCGGAGTCGTAGGGTTTGACGCGGGAGGCGGCGCAACTATCCCTGCTCTAGTAGGCGGCTACGCATATCTAACGCTTGGCGTTGCGTCATCGACACCCATGTCCCACCTACAAATGTCAACGGGCAACGGTTCTGCGAACCTGATTGCGTGGGGTGACGCTGCTGGCAGCTATCTGGCCGTAGATGCTGCGGCCTTGCACCCAAACACAAACGGCGCAACATCCCTTGGAACAGCAGGCAACGCATGGTCCGCCATCGTGTCACAGACTGCTTTGCAGGTCATTTCTGACCTGAACGACAAGGTGCTAGTCGGAACCATCGGGGATAGTGCGTACACTGACACCACCACAAAACTGCGTGCGGTTTGGGCGGACATTCAAGGCATTGTCTATACCCTGAAAGATGGGCAGTCGGGTCGGCAGCATGTTGGTGTCATCGCCCAATATGTAGAGGCCGCCTTTACGAAGCAGGGCTTGAACGCTGACGATTTCGGCGTCTGGTGCTCAACCCCGAAAACGCAGGTGGTAACGCAGGTAATCGACGGCAAGAACGTCACGACTGTTGAACCTGTCTATGAAGCAGATGGCAAGACGCAGGCCACCCAGCAGACGGTTCGCTATGAAGAGCTTCTTTGCCTTGGCCTCTTCTGCGAACGCATCGAGCGCGCCGAGTCGCTCGCCGCCCTTACTGCCCGCGTAACAGCGTTGGAAGCAAAGGCGGCCGCCTAATGTCTGACCCCTCGATTACGAACACCCTGACCACTTTTTCGGCTTCGGAGGCGCTAATCGCGCTTCCGAACAACATTCCACTGCGCTTCGTCATCAACGCTCCGGCGTTCCCCACAGACCAAGGCACAGACCAGAAATGCACGTTCGCAATTCTGTCTGGAAACACAGTTCTTTATCTGAACGACTCGGGGAAATGCACGGTTGGAGTTCAGGGCCAGACCAGTGCGGGAGCCAACAAGAAGAACCTGAAAATCAAGGTTAAGAATGCGAACGGCGATAAGGTTAAAATAAAGTTCGGGGACTGGCTGGAAAGTTCATCTATCACCCTGAAAGCGTACGGCTCCATTCCGGGGAATAGCACTTACTTTGACCGGACCATGATCCGTGAGGCAATCAGCCTAGAACTATGGCGTCAGATGCGGAGAAATTCCCCGCGTGATGGTGGCCGCATCGCACCTTGGACGGCGTGGGGGGCTGGCGATACAGCTAAGGAATGCGCAAACTACATTTCTGCTCGCTTTTCCTGCGATTGTCGTGCCAGTGAAGTATATTTCACGACAGACGCGAGCCAGACGCCCACTTTTTCAGGTGTGTATATCCTGCGTTCGGACAACGACTTGCCCGAATATCTCATGGATGACGCAAACCCCGCCCATTACCTTTTGCAGCCGCAACACGGTCCTGGGGACGTATGGCAAAATTTCAATTCAGCGAATTGGGAATATACCTCCCCGAAAACGCCGGATGATGCTGTCCCCCGCAGGCTTATGACATACTTCGCCAATGTGCTGTCAGGCGCGGACACATGGGCGAATTATTATCAATATATCAGCCTGCATTCCTTCATTGACTACCTGATTTTCTGCGACGTAGTGGGCAGCTTCGACAGCATCACGAACAACGTCATGTTGGCGTCATGGGATGCGTCTGCCGATCAGGGTATATTTCACCTCTGCACCTATGACACCGACGAGGTGTTAGGCAGTAAATGGGGATACCAAGGGAACGCCGGTTCACTCCCAGAAGACACAGGCCGCCCCTGCGACCAAAACGCCGTCTTTGTGTCTTTCGCCGCATACTTTCAAAAGGAGATTGCGGCCCGTTATCACTATCTGAGAAATGCCGGGGTTCTATCTAATGATAACTTCCTGCAAATTCTCACGACTTATGCAGGATGGATCAGCCCCGCAAACATCGACGCAGACAAGGCGACCTTTGGCACCAATCCAATTTCAAATTATCCGTTTCTGATTGGCTGGTTTTCCCGCCGCTTGGCCGCGCTTGATAGTGCCCCGGAATATTCGATCACATGACCGCACTACGTCACAACGCGGGCAAACCCCGCGTTGATTGGCTTCCTCCCGACGCCCTAACCGGACTTGCTGCCCTGATGCGCGACCAGATGGGGGAAGGCAAAAAATACCCGCCCCGAAATTGGGAAAAGGGAATGCCCCACATGACGGTCTATGCTTCTCTTCTGCGGCATCTGTTCGCATGGGCGCAAGGCGAGGATATAGACCCGGAAAGCGGCCACCCGCATTCCGCCCATATCCACTGGAACGCAATGGCGCTGCATACCTACCACCTGCGGGGCATCGGTGAGGATGACCGGGCAAAAATAGCTTGACCTGAAAACTGCAATGCCGCATATTGCGGACATAGGCAGGGAATTGGTCCCGCCAGATCAGAGGGTAATCCCATGAGCGAAACAACTGCACACCTTGACCTTGACCTAGTGGAAAAGGTCCTAAAGATCGCGAACCTTCAGGCCGACAGCGACCTTAAAAACGCTCAACGGTCTTTCCTTCCGTGGCAGTTTCTAGTTTCAGCCCTTGCGCTGGCCTTTACTGCCGGTGCGGGCTTGGTCGCTGGCCTGTTCGCCTTGGTGCGCTGGAAGGTGGGGGGATGACCCCCACCGAACTAAGAGAATGCTTAGACGCCCTCCGCTGGTCACAGCGGGGGTTAGCATCTGCATTAGGGTGCGACGAAAGAACGGCTAGGCGTTGGGCAGCAGGACAAGCCGAAGTTCCCGGAGGCGTTGCTGAATGGCTCCGCAGGCTTGCCAGCTTTCACGCCGACACGCCTGCGCCCCAATTCTGGAAAAGCCGCTAAATAACTGCTTCCGGCGAAATGGTCAGACGCTCAATTTCACCCAATCGCTTGTGATAGGTGATAGCGCAAGCTGAACGGCCCGACAGCCACCCCCCGCGCGATGCGTAGGCATCCTTAGCCGCAAGGGTACGGTGCTGCTCCACGACCATCAGCGCGCTTTCCTTAACGTCAATATGGTGCAGGTGCCCCATATGCGCGAAGGAATGCTTTGTACGCCCGAAAATATCCCGAAATTTGGCGACGAAAACTTTATCAATCTGTCCTGGCTTAACCTTATGGCCGTGATGGAAGAATAGCGACACATCGCCGTGTTCGTAGCAATAAAACGGGTCTGGGGATCGCTCGACAGTCACGCGCGGTTCGTCTTCATAGATGACCGACAGCATTTCCCGCAGCCAGACGGACGATGCCGGGTCGTGGTTGCCCTCTGCATTCAGGACGTACACATGACCGTGCTTATCCAGCATGGCCGCAATGATGCGCCGCAGGGATGCAACCGCCACCCTGACAACCTTCTGAAAGCGCGTGTCTGCATCGAGAACGTGCTTACTGGCCGGGGTTACGGCTTCCAGTCCGTCCCAATGCAGGAAATCGCCTAGCTGGGCGAGAATACCCACGCCAGAGGCCGGGGACTTGTCGATAGCGGCCTGAAACCAACGCGTCAGCAGATCCGTAGCAATGGAAATATCCCAATCCGCTCCGGTCTCTTCTCGCCAAGATAGCATCCCTAGATGAAAGTCCGTGAGGACGTAGCAGGTCGCCAGATCAGCCAGCACCGATACGGGAGCCGTCCGGGCTGCCTCACGCGGAAGCCTGCGCGCCATTTCTTCCAGCGCGGCGCGCGTCAGTTCTTCCATGCGCTCCGGGTCGATCTGCGATTTTACCCACTGCATCCGCTTTACGCCGTTCTCATCATACAGCGTTGACGCGCCCTTTAGGCGGAAGCCATCCGGCACAGAATGCGTCAGATCGTGTTCGGGGGAAAAGCCACGCTTGCGCCACGTCTGCACGCGCTTATCAACGGTGCGGCGGTTCAGCCCTAACTTCGCTGCGGCCTTCTTATTGCTGCCGGTTTCTTTGATTGCGTCGTGAATTACGCTATCAGGAATCATGTAATAAAATAACTTTCTATTAGGCTGCGCTACGTGTCTTCCGTTTGCGGCCTGACCATTTCAAAAACGCCCACTTATGCGGGTCTCTATAGCCGCGTTCGCGGCCTAACCTTGTGAGATCGGCAAGGCTATCAGCTTCGAATTCTTCTCTTTTTTGCCTACGTCGAGCGGCTTCCCGCTCATGTTTTGTCTTTTCCTTTAGTTCCCCCTCTTCGATTTTCATTTGAATTTCGGCAATCTGCTTTTCGAACGAATGCCCGCAAGGCTCCCCGTCCGGGTAAACAGTTTCACACGTCTTCGGGTACGGGAAACGAGCCTGCCCGAAGCACTCAGGGCAGGTGATCGGGGCGCGTTCGGCCTTCTTGGCAATCTTTCCGGTATCATCGCCAAGAGACCAAATCCGAACGGCATCAATATCGCCGTGCTGATACCAGTTCCCGGCGTGGTCCAGGATAATTGCAACCTTTCCGGGAAAAGGCCGAAGCGCGCGCCCCGCCCATTGCAGATAAAGGGACAGGGATTTCGTGCGACGATAGAACATCACACAATCAACCGTCACTGGACGGCCTGCGACCGCCGCAAGGTCAAAACCTTCGCCGAATAGATCAACATTTATGAGGACAAGAATTTCCCCGCCCGCAAAAGCGCGGATTGTCTCCCGCCTTTCGTCCGCTGGCGTGTTGCCGTCTAAGTGCGCCGCAGCGATGCCCGCTTCCCTGAACTGCTCGACAAGCTGGCGTGACTGCGCAACGTCTTTCGCAAAGCCAACAGACCGCAAACCAGATGCCCGCCGCTTCCAATGCGCCACAGGATCGCCGACAAGGAACTTCCCCGGCGCATCAGGCATGAAGTGACGGAAGCGGGACAAATGGCCCGCCTCTATTAATTGTGCCGTCTGCGGCCCTAGAACGATCCGATCAAAGAAAGCCCCAAGACCGCGCCCGTCAAGCCGTTTTGGCGTGGCAGTTAGTCCTATGAGGATCGCCCCAGCCGCCACGAAATGCCCGATAACCTGTTCCCACCCTGCCGCGCGGCAATGGTGCGTTTCATCGACAATGATCGCCCACGGAACCGGCAAGCCGTCGAGGCATCCCTTTAGCGTTTCAATGCTGCATACCTGCACAAGCGCCGAAGGGTCCGAGCGAACGCCGGACGCAATAACCCCGTGAGGAATGCCGTAGCGTGACAGTGTTCCGCTTGTCCCATCCACCAGTTCGACCCGATGACAAAGGAAATAAATGCGGCGGTCCGTCAGTCGCGCACGGTCTATGAAATGAGAGGCAAGAACTGTTTTCCCGGCCCCGGTGGACATTTGCACCAACACACGGCGGACGCCTTCCCGCAGGATCGCGCCGACCTCACGCGAAACCCTCTCTTGATAATTTCTTAGGGAAACTGCCATCCGTTAGACATACATATGGTGGAAGTCTAGATACAGTTATATTTCTAAGATTATGATAGATATATTCTCATATAGCAGTGGACCGGAAGAAATGTTTTTATAAATTACCCTCATTCCAGTGAGGTTAATTTGAACGACAGCGCGTTTTACAAAGACGGACTGCCGAATGCTGCTTATCATGCGCATGAGGCAATCTCTAAAAGCCAGTTAGATTATATTTCCCGCGCTCCGGCCCTTCTTGAATGGTCGAAGAACGCGCCGCGCGACGAAGACGCCGCAAAGGCTTTCGAGTTTGGCACGGCCCTGCACGCGCTCATTCTTGAACCTGCCGAGTTTCAGGCGAACTACGTTAAAGAACCGAAGTTCGACCGCAGAACGAACGCAGGGAAGGCCGAGGCGGCTGCGTTTGCCACGGAAAACGCAGGGAAAATCATTCTGTCCGATGCTGATTATTCGGCCCTGATGCTCACGCGTGAAAGCGCGCTTGCACACCCGACGGTTCGACAGATCATTGAGGCTGAAGGCGTTGCTGAACGTTCCTATTTCTGGACCGATCCGGAAACCGGCGTTAAGTGCCGCTGCCGCCCTGACCGTGAACTCACGAAAATGCGTTGGTTTGCTGATCTGAAATCGACAGACAAACTTTCTCATTTTCATTACTCGACAATTGATTTTCGTTACTACGTTCAGGATGCTTATTATTCAGAAGGGTATGAAGCCGTTCACGGTGAACCCTTGGAAGCGTTCCTGTTTATTGCGGTCGGAAAGACACGTTCAGCAGGCCGGTATCCGGTCGAAGTCTATACGTTGCCGACCGAAGCCAAAGAGGAAGGTGCGCGCGAAGTCAGGCGATGCCTGCGCTTGTATGCGGACTGTCTGGATAAGGGGAAATTCCCCGGCGTTCAGACGCTGGAAATGCCGCCTTCCTTCCTGAACCGCATCGCAGCGAAGGCATAAAATGAACATCCTCAACATCCGAAAGGCGCGTCGTACCGGCGCGCGCCTAGTGATCGCGTTCGCCGGAACAAGCGGAAGCGGTAAAACGCGAACCGCGATTGAATTCGGTTACGGCTTGGCCGGATACCGGCCCGAAAAACTCGGTTTCCTCGACACGGAAAACCGGCGTGGCTCTCTGTATGCCGACGTTCTGCGGCGTCATCCGACCCACCCGACGGACGAACCGTTTCTGATCGCCGATCTGGACCCACCGTTTGCGCCGCGCCGCTATGCGCAGGCCGTGAAAGAGTTTCAGGCCGCAGGCGTCGAAGTTCTGGTTATCGACACCTATTCCCACGTCTGGGAAGGTGACGGCGGCTGCATTGAGATCGCCAAGCGGGGGCGCGGCGTCGGGGCTTGGAAAGAGCCTAAAGAGCATCACAAGGAGTTCGTCGCCGCCGTGCTGGCAGCCGGGATGCACGTTATCCTTTGCGTTCGGGCACGGGAAAAAATTGACACGTCCGACAGCAAAAATCCGCGCTCTCTTGGCGTCCTGCCGATCTGCGAAAAGAACCTCATGTTTGAAATGAGCGCGTCTATGCTCATGGATGGCATGGGACGGTATCAGGACGTGATGAAATGCCCTGAAGAACTGGCCCCGTTCCTGGGCCGTGGCAAAGGCTACATCACCAGCGCCGACGGCTTCGCTGTTCGCCAGTGGGTTGACGGTGCCGAGCCAGAAGACAGGGCCGTAGAGGACGCATATCACGCCCTGCGTCATGTCGTTCGGGAAGGCGTGGCAGCCTACCGTAACGCATGGACGAAAACGCCAGAGCGCGAACGAAAAGCCCTCGAAGCCGATGGCCGCCACGCAAAGCTAAAGGCCGAGGCAGAAGCATTTGACCAGAACCGAGCCGGACAGGAAAGCGACGCCGCTGTCCTGAACGGCGCGGAAATTCAGTAATCCATTTGCAGGACAAGACATTGACCACATTTCATAAGGCCGCCGCATAATGGCGGCCTCTCTCAACAAGGTTCAGCTTATCGGCAATCTGGGCAAGGACCCGGAAAGCCGGAACACGCAAGGCGGAAACCTGATCGTCAACCTGACCGTTGCCACGTCGGAAACGTGGAAGGAGCGGCAGTCAGGCGAGAAGCGCGAAAAGACCGAATGGCACCGCGTCGTTATCTTCAACGAGCATCTTGCCAAGATCGCCGAACAGTATCTGCGCAAAGGCAGCAAGGTCTATCTTGAAGGTCAGTTGCAGACGCGCAAGTGGACCGACCAGTCAGGCCAAGAGCGTTACACGACGGAAATCGTCCTGTCCGCATACAAGGGCGAAATTGTCATGCTGAGTTCTGCCGACCGTGACGGCGGCAATCAGACCAGCGGACAGCGCCAGAACAACACACAGGGCGGCTGGGGAACGCCGCAGGGGAACGACCTCGATGACGACATCCCGTTTTAAGTCTGCCTTCATGCGTGAAGGTTGGTTTGGATAAATTTGCAGGAAAACAGAGTTGAACGAATTTCAGATTGGGCAGCGCGTCATTGCTGCCACGATGCGCGGCAAGGAAGAATTTGAAGGCGAAATTCACGCCATCGAAACTAAGCTGCGGGGGGCATGGTATCATATCAAGCGCGATATTGACGGCGTGATTATCAAGGTCCGAGCGGCCAAGATGCGAATTGCTTGACCAGAAAGGCCGGGAGAAATCCCGGCTTTTTTTGTGCTTGCCCCTATATTCCAATGCGTTTAAACGTAAGAAATCTTAAAGCGTTTAAACGGTTTTGTTGTGAATAGAGAACAGTGGCTTAACGCCCTCGCTGCCGAAATGTCCCCCACCTTCACCGAAATGGGCTTTCCTCTTCCGCCCTTTCGTGTGTCAGTCGGCTTTACGTCAGGCGGTATGAAGTCTGCTGCAATCGGGGAATGTTGGAATAAATCCGTCAGCGAAGACGGAAAGTTTGAAATATTCATTGGCCCCGGAAATGCCGATAGCATGAAGGTCGCGGCAATTCTTGCGCACGAACTAATCCACGCGGCAGCCGGCCTAACGTGCGGGCATAAGGGCGACTTTGCCAAGATTGCCATTCAGCTAGGGTTTGATAAGCCGCTAACACATATCGGTAACGTACCGGCCAATCTGGCGTCTTGGATCGCGCCTTTTATCGAAAAGGTAGGCGAGATGCCGCACGCCCGTTTACGGTATAGCGTGGCTATTGACCCCGCCTTTCCTACCCCAAAGCGTAAACCGGGCGGAATGGACCTCCCTAGCGACGACGAAGAACCGGCTTCAAATCGCCCCAAGAAGCAGGATGCAAGACTTATCAAGGCAACCTGCCCTATGTGCGGTTACACAGTGCGCGTTACGCGAAAGTGGCTAGAAATAGGGCCGCCACACTGCCCCGAACATGGGGCCATGGAAACGACTTAATAGCCGTCTGTCACCCTGCGCGCGCCCGAAGTAGTGTTTACGGGCGGCGCCAGGACAGTATCGTTCACCTGACCATCCAGGTAGGCCGACACCGAAGGATCTGAATTCGGACGCTCCGCCTTGATCTGCGTCTTGTATCCGCTGCCCTTGTCCTGTTCATGCACGACACTATTCACCAGCCAGACACCTTCCACGTCAGGTCCGAAAGTCTGATCTAAGTTCAAGGTAGCCTCTGCCGTCACCGCAGCATTTCCCGGCATGTCGATTTCTAACCTGATCGCACCGCGCGCACGACGGGACATTTCTGCCATCGCCGCCGCCTTGGCTTCGGCCTGGCTCTTAAACTTGCGCTTGAGTAGCCGAACAGGGTTTCCGCTTCCGACGCTAACGGCGTGCATCTGCGCAGATTTCGGAACATGGTATTTCGTGACAACCGTTCCCGGTGCCTCTCTGCGGTCCTCATCCCAATGCCAGCTAGAAACGTCGCTTTCAGTCAGTTTTATGACCGGCAACGACACACCGCCAACCGTCTGCGAAAGCCCTCTAGCAATAAAGAGCAACTTTCCCCCGGCTGGCTTCGCAATCGCGTCATACAGGCGTCCTAGACGGACCAGAAAGGATATGTCGCTTTCCTCGACCTGATCCATATGAGGCAGCACAACCGCAGCCAAGAACGGCGAGACAGCCGAAGCCATGCCATGCGCTGCCGCCATCGTCTGAACCATAGCGCCGATTGTCGTTCCATCAGCCCATGAACGTGTTACCTGCGTCTGGAAATCGGTAATACCTCCGGGAGTGTCCTGATATGGAGCCGCGTGCGCCCGAACGGTAAGAGTGCGCACGCCTCCCTTCTGGCCGCCACGACTGGCCCCAGATACGACAAAGGCCCCCTTATCGGTTAAGGACTGGTCATATCCCAAGGACAAGCGCAAGAACGCACCCGTAGCAGGCCGTGCAATCCGTGCCTTCGGGTCCGTATCCGCTACCGTGATTTCCAGATCGTCCGACATGAATCCGGTTTCGTCATTTAGGCGTAATGACACAAACCTTGACGCAATCATTTCGGTGACATTGGTATCGTTCGCCGTTACGGCGAACCGTGGAATCAATCCCATAGTGAAATCGTCCCTGTATTGGGTGCAGTCGTGGTTATGCCGTCCGGCAGATTGATCGTGAGGCCCGCAGGAAGAACAGGGCCGTATTCCGCCAAGTTCTGATTGAGAGCATAGACTGTTTCCAGCGCAGTATCATTGCAGTATCCGAACACCTCATAGATAAGGCCGTCCAGAACCTCGCCTGATTTGGTTTTATATGTCTGCATATTTTGCCAAATTCACGGAAAATTCTATGCGCCGCACGTTCGCATCCGGTTTGAAATTGCTTTTGGTTTCCCTGATTTCTGTGATGACCCATTGTCCGATTATGGAGCCATCCCCCAAAATTAAACGATACGGATTTCCGGCCGCCATCATGGCCCGAAGCTGATCGAGCGCTACAGCGTATCCGAACATATCTGGAAAGATTACGCCTGGAATTTCCAGTGTGTCGGGTCCCGGTCCGGTGAACTGCATTGCGTCATATTGACCCATCCGGGGAATGCTCCCCCACGTTGCCCCAGTATTCCGCGTCATCTCCGTTAATGGAGCCGTGTTTAAGGAAAATTTAAAAGCCCCCAGCATGAGCATGACGGGAGCATTGGCGGAGTTTCCCCCGCCAAGAATAGCGTTGACGGTTTCGGCGATTGCCACACCGCCGACGGGCAAGCGGCTTTCACCCCACGCCAGTGCGCCAGAAATAAGATTGATCGCCATTAATCAGCCTGATCGAAGAGAGAAGCGCGGCCACGTTCGTTCCGTTGCTGCGTCTGATGAATGCGCCGCGCGAGAGCGTCCGCAGACTCTCCGGGCTGCTGTTGAATATGATAATGGTGCGTGTGGTTGTCGCCTTCCCTATGAATCGTCTGGTTTGAATTATTCGTAACTTCCGGGATCTCTGGAAGCTGCACGGGTGCAGGAACCTGAGCAGGTGGAACTATGACCGGCGACGGTGCCTGTACCGACAC